CCCTTCCATTTTATATTTGTACTTGCTCCTACAATATTTACTAACTCTACATAATATTTCCTATCATCTGCATTTAGTAAATCAGGGAAGTTATCATAATCATCTTGAGTTGATATTAAAAAAGAAACATTTAATTGAGATGATATAATCCCACCTAATGGATCTTCTTGACTAGAGTTAGGTTGTAACAATATACTTGTAGGCTGATATGTTTTAACACTAGAAGTGTAATCTTTTTCATAAATATTTACAACTAATGTTGAACTATTACGAAGTGCTTGAGTTAATGTATATCTTAATCCGTATGCCATTATACTAAACTTATATTTTGTCCTTTAAGATTTGATGCCTTTTGTGCCCTATTTACAGACAAAAGTAAGTCTTGTCCTCTTAACATAAAAGTTCCACCTCCACCTCCACCAATCATATCTTTGAGCTTGTCTAAAGGAGCTACTACTTCAGGGTTTGTTCTTGCACCAGGATACTCTCCCATTAAGCCATATGTAGGCCCACTAATAATACCGCCATTAGCAAATCCATCAAACATTGTAAGTGGCTGAGATACTCCACCACCTGCACCAGCACCCATTTTAGGCAATCCCATCCCTTGAGAAACAAGCATTTTAAATGTTGAGCCTATAGCTGCAAAATCCACTAATCCAAGTGCAGCCATTAATGCAACTGCAATTGCAGCGGTTACTATTACTTTTGCTAATTGCTTTAATAAGTTTGTAAAAACTGATTCTAATGCCTCTCCTATACTAGCTCCTTTCTCAACCATCATATCAAATGCAGGAGCTAATGCAGACATGATTGCCATACCTAATTGCAATGTCGCTTCTGCAGATGATTTTACAAGTGCATTATTTATTCCAATTTGTTGCTTTGTTATTTCACCTGTCTTTTTTACATAATCTTCATAAGAAATTAAATTAAACCCATAAAGAATATCAAAATATGCTTGTTCTTCTTTTAATATACCCATTTGAGCCATCTTATCACCAGTAGCAAGATTTAATTTATTTTTATAAAATTCATTAACTGCATTTATACTGTCTTGATAATTTTTTTGCCCTTTAGCTATTCTTTCTTTATTATTCTTTTCTTCTTCTGCAGCATCTTTATCATTCCACTTTTTTCTTACTGCTGCTAATTCTGCTCTCCATGCTTCTTCTAAAACTATAGTTTCTTTACCATATCTAGTAGCTAAGTCTATTTGTTCTCTATATTTCGATGTTATTTGTCTTAGCTCTTTATCTCTTTCATCATATAATTCTAAAGCTGCGTTTCTTTCATTTTCGATTATTGTTTTTAATGCATTTTCTCTATCACTTATTTCCTTTTTATTTGTATCTGCTTTTTCTACACCACCTCCAGTCAAAGATATTGATGGGGATATTTTTTTTATTTTTTCTAATAGGTCTAGCTTTTCTTGTTGTCTTTTATTATAATTAGTAATTCCTTTAATAATATTTTGATCCTTACCATTTGATACTTTAGCAGTAGTTATATTATCTTTTACTGCGGTATTATTTAAATTTAAAAGGTCAGTGGTCTTTTTTAATTGCTTTTGCTCTTCTACTTTTATTGGCTTACCTGTTTTTAAGTCAGCTTGTATAAGTGCTTCTAAATCTTTTTCATATTGTTTTAAAAGTATTACATTTTTTAAATTCTGTATATAATTATCATAATACGTATTTAAATTTTTTACTTTATCTCCTTCTAGTTTTAAATCTTTAAATACATCAGGATTTATAGCTTGTAAATCTTTTAGAGCCCTTTTTTTTCTATCCCTTGTTTCATTTTCGCTTTCAAGAATAATAATTAACTCATTTACCTTTACTGCTTCATTTGATATTGAACTTAAAACTGCGTCTTGTTCTTCTTTTACTTTTTTTGCAGATGCTGCAACTTTTCTATTATGCTCATCCCACATTGTCAAACCAGCTATAATAGCTGAAAAGGCTAAATATGCTGCACCACCAACTCCAGCAATACCTCCTAATAATGCAGGTAAGTTATTTTGTATGCCCCTAAAACCATAAGGTAAATCTTGAACAACTAATGCAAGGTTCATCCATTGCATATTTGATTTCTTAACTGAATTTCCTGCTGCTGCTGCTGCGTTACCTGCTTTTGTTTGAGCAGTAGAAAGCTGATTCATACTAGCCGCTAAATCATCTACACTCTTCTTTGTAAACTTTAAATCTAAGTTATTATCCTTTAAATATTGGCTAAGCTTCTTTGCTGATGCAGGAACATTACCTAGATCAAAGTCAAAGACTATCTTAACTATTTGATTATCTGCCATTAGTTATCGGTTTAACGATTTTGTATTTATTTAACACTTCTTTTAGTTCTTCCTCTGTCATTACTCTTTGCTTCACAAAGTTACGAGTATCGCAGTCTAATTCAATAAGCTCTTGTGGCTTAACCTTCTTGCCCTTAGGTAGCTGAATATTTATTAGTAGTGTTGTCTGCCACCTAGTCCTAATCCACTCTTGCTCTTCTTCATGTCTATATCCATACCACACAAAATCTAATTCAGCCATGGTCATCTCCCAAAACAAATGGGGAAGCACTTTGCACTCCCCCATTGTATATCTTTCTATGTCAATCCACTCTAATTTTTTTTTACTCCATCTTTTTTACTTGACTTTGTTGGCTTATCTTCTATACCGCTATTCATGCTTTCTGCAAGTGCTGACATCACATCTTGGAACTTTTGTCCACCCATTCCTCCAATATCATCTATCCAATCACACACTTCCATCTCTGTAAAGCTTGGAGTGATTCCTTGAGAATATAATGGATATTCAGCAGCCGATTTCATCAAGTTAACAATAGCATCAAGTGAATCTTTACCACTTAAAGCCTCGCCTATGTCGGAAGGCCCTATGCCTTGTAATTGACAGAATCTTTTAAGACTCCAAGTACAAAAACGCATCGGTATCTTCTTTCCATCGGAAAGAGTTAATTCAAATTGTCCTCTCATATGTTTGGTTTGTTTGGTTTGTTTTTACTATGCGTTAGTACCGATAGTTAATGCTCCTGTTCCTTTGAAAGAAACTGAGTAAGTAACTGGGTTCTCCATATCAGCGGTCATATCTACACTCTCAATAAATGCTGAACCTGAATAAATAGTATCACCTGTTACTGGAGTTACACCACCTACTGTATCATTATTTACTGTAGTAAATTTAACAGTAACCGCAGTTCTAGCGATTGCTAAATTAGATAATTCAGTTGTGCTTATGTAAGTAGCAACTGCACCAGGTACTACTGTAGCTAAGCCATCAGTTGTTAAAGACCAAGACTTTTGTCCACCAATCTCATCAGCCCATCCTAAACTTTGTTTAGTAGAAGCGTCAGGAGTATCGATAGCAATGCTTAAAGAACATGAAGTCGCAAATGCTATTACTTCAGTTCCAATTAGAACTACTAATGAAGTTCCGTTAAATACGCTTGTTGTTGCCATTTTATTTTATTTTTCTTTTATGTTAATTGATTCACGAAATGATCCATTGTTATTACCCTTCTAAACACATATGCCTCATCCACATAGTCAAAGGTAGCAATATTACTAGCAACCTTACAAGTGACTATTTTAAAGTCAGGTGCAGTACTAGGATAATTTGGCGGTCTAACACCTACTATTCCTAATAACTCATTTGCATAAGTATCAACAGTTTTCTGCCCTACTTCTCCTGCTTTAAAAGTCCTATAGACTATGTCAAATTGGATAGTAACATCAAAGCCGAAACTTTGTTTATTACTATTGTCCACTTGTGTCTGACTACTGATAATCAAAAAAGGTGGTTCTACTGTGTCAGGTGCTATGGTATCATAAGCAGCTAATGAGTAGGAAGCCGAGATAAGCTTATCGTAATAAGCTTTCCTTAATGTATATCCGCAATCCTTCATTTTGGTACAAATTTAATGAAATATATTTATATCTTAACAGACTTCAATTTCTTAATCATAGATGTAAAGACTTCGCTATAAGAACTAAACATATATGGTCTATGAGGAACTCCTAGTAAGGCTCTTTTTCTTCTTTTAAAACTAGCAGCATATTTTTCTAAATCACCCATATTTACATTTGGATAAACAGGTATCTGAAAACTATCCCCTGTTCCAAACTCTACATAAGCAGCATATTTAACATTAAGATTACCTGCACTTACACTTGCTCCCTTACCTGGCTGATATTTACTATGTCTAATAGAGTTCTTTAAGGCATTTGTTTTTACAGGCACTACTTGTTTTGCCTTGGCTGCAATTTCTATAACTGCCGCATCAATAATAAGCTTAGACTCTTCCATCATCTTTTGAGGAGATGCCTCAAGCCTCTTGATTATCGCATCAGCACCATATATCTTTACACCAAACTTTGCCATTACTTAAGTGTTGCACAACCTATTAAATAATATTGATTCAAGTCAGCTTCGTTGATAATAGAGTTAATCATATAAGTCCTTGACTTCCAAGTTATTACAAGAGCATTAGTAAATGTCTTGCCTGTTGTATATCTAATCCTAAATGTAGCTCCATCGTTAATACTATCCTTGCTTGTTATATTAGTCCTAGAATTGGTATTAGTGACCAATTCAGCCCAGCAAGTGTAGTATGGCACTAAAGTATTCACAAACCCTCCTGCACTATCAGAAACGCTTGTTTTAGTATTAAATGTAATCCTATTTCTTAATTGTCCTATCATTAGAAGATAATACTTACCCTTTTGTAAGGTTTCATTAGTTCGTAAGCCGTTGTTAAGTTAGCTGAAGGCTTAGAGCTTTCAACACTTGATTCTCTGTATTCGTACAAATCACCTACCATCTTCAACAAAGCCGTTTTCATAGACTCTGGAGTAGTGGCATATCCACAAGTATAAGTAAATCTAAAGTCACTCATAAGAGGTGAATTAAAGTAAACCTTTTTGTAGGTATCACCTATAACTCTATAATCCCCAAGTACCATTGCTACCCATGCAGCACCATCCCAATATTCTACCAATGTAATACTGTTTATAGGAGCATAAGGAAGCTCTATAAACTCATCTACATAAGCTACTACTTTTAGGGTTCTAGCAGTCATAGCAACTGAAGCGTACTGCTCTAATCTGATCCTAGCGGTTTCTATAAGGTTAGTAATCAAAGTATCATCTTCGCTATAATCTACTCTTAAATAATCCTTTGCGGTCTGTAAGGTAACGATTGTTGCCGAAGGGGCTACTGTAGTCGTTACATCTCTTAGTATCTGCATT